GCCATGATCGGTGTCGCCGCCAGCTTCCTGTTTCCCTCGACGCTGGTACTCAGTAGCCCGGCAACGGCGCTGAGCCCGCCCGGTGGCATCGCCGAGGTGCTGCGTACCCTGTTGTTCAACGTGGTCGACAACCCGATCAACGCCCTGCTCAACGCCAACTACATCGGCATCCTGGCCTGGGCCATCGCCCTGGGCCTGGTGTTTCGCCAGGCCAGTGAAGGCAGCAGGAGGCTGCTCGGCGAACTGTCCGAAGGCGTCACCCGCATCGTGCGCATGGTGATCCGCCTTGCCCCGCTGGGCATCTTCGGCCTGGTCGCGGCTACTCTGGCCGACTCCGGCCTGGACGCCCTGCTCGGCTACCTGCACCTGCTCGCCGTCCTGGTCGGCTGCATGCTGCTGGTGGCACTGGTGGCCAATCCGCTGCTGGTCTACTGGAAGATTCGTCGCAATCCCTACCCGCTGGTGCTGACCTGCCTGCGCGGCAGTGCGATCACCGCGTTCTTCACCCGCAGCTCAGCCGCCAACATCCCGGTCAACCTGCAGCTGTGCAAGGACCTGAACCTGCACGAAGAAACCTATTCCGTCTCCATTCCGCTCGGCGCCACCATCAACATGGCCGGTGCCGCGATCACCATCAGCGTGCTGACCCTGGCGGCCGTGCACACCCTGGAAATCCCCGTCGACCTGCCCACCGCTCTGCTGCTCAGCGTGGTCGCCGCAGTCTGCGCCTGCGGCGCCTCGGGCGTGGCCGGCGGCTCGCTGCTGCTGATCCCGCTGGCATGCGGGCTGTTCGGCATCCCCAACGAGGTTGCCATGCAGGTAGTGGCCATCGGCTTCATCATCGGTATCGTGCAGGACTCGGCGGAAACGGCCGTCAACTCCTCCACCGACGTGGTATTCACGGCGGCAGCGTGCTGGGCGCAAGAACAACGCCAGCGCTGACCCTGGTGCCGAAACGAAAAAGGCCTGCGCAGTGCGCAGGCCTTTCCTGTATGGCGTCCCCTGCTGGAATCGAACATAGCCAATCAAAGCACCGTCAATACTGGAGTTTATGTTTTCGATTTTCCAAATATATTCCTAAACGTATTCCTAAATCGGGAAATACCACTCTCAGCGGCCTGAATTTAGTCGACTTACATTTCTGCCTCCGATTGTAACTGCCGGGATCCCGGCAGTTTCACTCACCGGCACGTCTCAACCGCCGCCACCAGCCTCTCCTCGCACCAAATTTGTACCGCTACCGCCTCAGCTGTCAGACTCGCAGCCCGCCCCTGCCAAAATGCTTCACGCTATCGGATCAGCGACACTCGGATCTCACTGAGCTTTGCTTTTCCAGAGCCCTACCTACTCCGGTAGTATCCATGTGCCATTGCAGGCCCATCAACAGGTCGTTATAGTCGCACCCTTTTACGATGTACTGGATGCAAACGTGCCGCCTATCCCTGCCAAGGAAGACATCCTCATTACTGACCAGGCAATCTTTTGCCCTAAGTCCCTTAGCGCAATGGCGCCCCAGGATGTTCTAACGCTCTGCAACCAGCTTCTCGCTGCAGGTGATAACGCCGTTGTTGATGCCTCTATACTGGAATTCATTGACCCATTCGGGCTAGCCATGCTCCGGGCAACCTTAGAGAGCAGCAACGCCATGGTGCACTTTAGGTTTATGCCTGGAGCGGTAACCAAATACCTTACACGGATGGATTTTTTTGTCGGTCTTGAAGTCGAAGGTATTGACACCGAATCAGACCGTGATCCACAAGGTGACCCTGATCACTGCGTCGAGCTCATTCGCGTTCAAGACGGCAACTCGGAAGAAATTGCTTCCCGACTGATTCAGGCCATGACAGGCATGAGCGGAGATAGCAATCAGGTCGACACCGAGCTAGACGATGATCGCCGACCAATTGAGTATGCGCTGAAAGAATTGCTTGAGAATGCCCTCTCACACGCAAAGCGTGAAGGAAACGGCGGCTCCTCAGTCTGGGTAGCCTGCCAGCACTTCACAGGGAGTGACTATGTTAGGCTGGCCATCGTCGACAATGGTTGTGGCTTCTTAGCTACCCTTCACAACCATGAAAAGCTGACAGAGAAAACTCACCTCGCCGCTATTCAGGCTGCGCTGACGGCACGAGTCAGCTGCAATAGAGGCCCAAATGTGGGCTATGAGAGCGATAGCCAAAACCAAGGCGTAGGGTTGACTACCACAGCTAGAATTGCAGAGGCGGCAGATGGGACACTGGTAGTAGCAAGCGGCAACGCATGGGTTATCACCGCAAGAGACCATCACATGGTGATGGAGGATTGCAGCTGGAAAGGGGTCGCAATTGCTTTCACCTGCCACCGATCTAAGCTGCATCTGGTGAACATCCCCAGACTGTTGCCTGATACCGAAGCCGTGGCCGACGCCGAGATTAGCTTCGAGTAGGTAAGACAAAAGGCCGTGACCTACCGCACAAGCCTTGTTGTTGACCAACGGTAGGATATGATTTACATATGCGAATATCGCAGAGGAAGGCGCTATGAATACTCAAATCACTTTGGCGACAGGGTCAGAGACCATTCGCACACTGGGTATGAGAAAAACCGCTATCCCGTTTAGACTCGAAATCGAACAAGAGATCGCATCAGGGCATAAGGTTTCTATCGATTTTTCCAACAAAGACGCAACACAGTCATTTGTTGACGAGCTTGTAGGTGCTTTGGTTCTTAAGCACGGACGGGCAGTTCTCTCCCAGCTTTCATTTAAGAACTGTTCCGATGACCTGAAATCCATCATCCGCTTCGTTATCAACGATCGCGTGAATCAGATAGAGTCTCATCGCGAGATTGCATAAATCCTAACTAGAAGCCCCGCCCAGTGCGGGGTTTTTATTGGCACACCTCGTTCGCCGCCTCCAGCCTCGCTTCGTACCCCTGGCGCTGCCGGCGCTCTGCACGCAGGGCGCGCATCTGTTCGTCGATAGTAGCGCCCAGCGGCAACGCATCGACAGCGAACGCCGGGCGCTGCACTCGCTCAGTCCTGCACGGCACCTGCACCGGCACCTCGACGCGCACCACCTGTGGCTCGGGGTCATCTATAAGCCGGCCAGCGCATCCGCTCAGCAGCATTCCCACCACCAGGGTAGTCAGTCCAGCAGGCCACCCTGAAACCCAGCTATTACGCAGCCTGCACTGGTTTTCTCGCCGCCGAACAGGCCGCCCCAGGGTCAGGTCACCACCACGGTTCATAGCCCGCGCTCCCGCTTCAGCTCGTCGTCGAATGCCTGGCTGGCTGCTGTGCACGCATCGACACCGGCCGGCGTGCGCTCTTGCGTCACCGTCAAAGCCTGCTGCTCAGCATGCTGTGCCTTGCCCTCGGCTTTCTGTTGCACTTCCCTGGCTCGGGCTGTGCGCTCTTCCGCTGCCGCCCGCAGTTCCGCCATGGCGCCGTTCTGCTCGATAACCTGTCCGAGCAGAGTTGTGCGGGTCGTTCTGCAGGAGCCGAGCTTGCTGGCGTCCTCGATGCGTGCGTCACGCTCGGCGGTCAGTTCACCCTGCAGACTGTTGACGCGGATCTGCTGGCCAGCGCCTACGACCACAACGGCAACCAGCCACCAGCACCAGGCAGGCACCACTTTCAGCCACGTCATGCCGCCATCCTCCCGCCGCAGGCCGTGAACATGGCGACCAGATCCTGCTCGGCGCACGGCTCGGCAGCGCGCTCCTCGGCGTAGATTTCCAGCAGGCTGGCCACTGCATGTTCCCGCTGGCCATAACCAGCTCCTGGGAGGCTGGCCCAGATCGGCGCCGCCAGAGCTATGGCATCAGAGATGCGGCCGGCCCGGATCGCCGCCAGCGCTCTGCACTCGGTCAGCAGCTTTACCGCCGCCAGATCCTGAGCCTCAGGAATGAAGCGCCCCCTGAACCCGTAGACCCTGACGATGGCGCGCCAGGTGCGGCACAGGAACTGGTACCGGCCAGCAGCAGTCGACGCGATGCCGTAACGCGGCAACTGAACCAAGCGGTTAGGGTGAGCTGAGTAGTTGTCGAATGTGATCAGGCGCCCCGGCAGCGAGCCGACGATGACGTTATAGCCATCGTCTGACTGCGCCAGGATCTTCTCCCCCAGCTCAGACCAGGCCAGCATGTCCAAAAAGGCGAGCACGTTCGGGCCACCCGCTTGGGCAGCAGAGATTCGAGCCATTGGTTTACTCCAGGCACAAAAAAACCGCCGAAGCGGGTTTTCGATGGCTTGATGGAAGAACTCCCGAATATCAGCTCGGGATGATCAGCACGTTCCAGTTACCAGCCGGGACGTTTATCGTGGCTCCGGTGTGGTTGCTCACGCGACAACGCGCCTGTCCGGTCGCAGGACAATAGCCCTGACCGATAGTCGCACCGAGCGCGTCACCGACATACGTGAACAGGGCGAAGTCTCCTGCCTTGCAAACCGGCCCTTGCGCGTCAAGGTTGGGGCCCAGGATGAAGCTTGCGCCGTTGGCGATGGCCAGCGCACCCTGGGCGAACTGGTACTGATTGCCCAGCAGGCCTTTACCGTTGCCAGGTGCGATGGTGCGGATTGTGGCTTGCGAAGTTAGATAGCTCTGATTGACATGCTGCATGCCGCTCGGAAGCTCGTTGTCCACCACGCGGTTACCTGTCGACACTGTCGACGCAATACCTACCAAGTGGGCAGTGCCCGCAACACGGGAAAGCACACGGACACCGCCAACGTGGTTGTAGGTGACCGCATAACCGGTTGCGTTGGAAATGATCAGCGAGCTTACACCGTCACCGCAGTTACGCATTGTGCCGCCATCGATCACCACGTTTGTTGCGCCACCGGCATACTTCACAGGGTAGAGGACGTTTTCCCAGGACTCGATGGCCAGGTGGATATCGCTCACCCCGTCACCGAGCACCACGCCGCCGTCGATGAAGTTACCGCTATCGCCCTGAATGTAGGTGTCTCGGACTGTAACGCCAGATGTGCCGCCGCTCAGGAACAGCGTCCCGCCGTTTCCACCATAGCCCCAGTTGTAAGCGTGCAGACCATCGATAACCAGTCTTTTCTGGGTTCCGGTGCCGGGTACGAAACGCATCACAGAGATGCCCGCCATGCCATTACCACCCGTACCCGACTTGTGCAGGATGCCTTTTCCGATGAAACCAGACTCTGATCCGTCCCGGATCAGCACGGGCGTGCAGCTACCGGTATCGGTGGCGCGCACCTCATAGGTACCGATCTTAAAGCCCTCACACCAGTTGAACTCGATCGCGCAGTCGATGGGCTTGCTCAGGTGGAAGCGGACATCATCAACTTTCACGCCTCTGGCAATGTTCGACGCATCGCCAAGGATGTAAACGCAGTTCTGGATAGCCGTTGGAATATCGACGTAGAAATCGACATCCTCGACCACCACGCCATTCATTTCATTGTTGAAGGTCGATTCCCCATTGACGTATACGCCGGGTACGTTCGAGTTGTCGCGGAACTCGCCGTGCGCAAACCTGATATTGCGGATCTTCTTACCGGTACCGTTGCGAGAGCCGACTAGCACCCCATGACCCGAGGTCGTGTTGTCACCCTTGAGGTTGAGCATGCCGAAGTCGCGGATCACGAAGTCTTCGACCGACACGTCGATAACAGAACCGCCGCGCAGGTGCAGGCAGCCCATGTCCTGGTTGTCAGTCGACTCGCTCGTCTGGTACTGGCGGTTTCCGATAAACGTCATGCTGCGGATGTGGAAGCCCTGGATATCACTGCCTGACTGGATCATCGAGTAACCGAAGGTCGGCACGTTTACCGGCGCCCACTTCATGATCACCTTGTCACGGTGCACGCCCTGCCAGGTCTGAAAGCTGCGCGGCTCGACGTTGGTGACGACGTACTCTCCCTCGGGCCAAATGAGCAACGACGCATCACTGTTGATGGCCGCCTGAACGGTGGAAAAGTCGGTGACATAGCGGATCTTGGCAAAGCGCTGGGCTAGGGTCTGCCCCATATAGCCGATCAGCGAAGCGCCCGGCGTTGGGTCTGCCTGGTTCGCCAGCGCAAGCGCCAGGCCTTCTGCGCCAGTGACGGCAGGAACCATCACGATAGGATTTCCGTCAATGTCGAAGGAAAGCAGCTTTCCGGCTCGATTAATGGCCCTAGGAAGCTGCTTTATTTGCTCAGGGAATGGCGCGCGAACCGTGCTGAGCATCCCACGCAATCCAAGAAAAGCCTGTTGAATCAGCATGGTCAGCTTGTCGAATACATCCTCATGTACCTCGGCGAAGAAATCGCCCTGGTTGCGTAGATCGGTAAGCTGGTTGGGGTCAATCTCACGGGTAATGGTGAGCGATCCGCCTGTCAGAGGTGCGCCGATGGTTTGCACTGAACCGCCGCTCGCAGAGCCACCACCGCTAACTGTGTAGTCGATATCTAGCGTCAACGTGGTCTCTGTACCTTCAGCGTTTATTCGAGTAACGACCAGGTCGGTTTTGTCGATGAATCGGAAGTCGACAGGGAACTGGGTTGTCACGCCGTTTGGGTAGTACGTGACGTCACTGTTTGTGCTGACTACGGTCACTGTCGTGACTCCTTTTCTGCGGGCATAAAAAAGCCCGGCGCTTGGCCGGGCTCTGGTTGTGGGTGTGCGGGGTTTCGATCAGCGAGCTATGCCCAGCGGATCCAGGTAGTTCTGCGATGGGGCCAGCAGGAACTGCTGGTTGTTCTCTTTCTCGATGCGCCGCTCTGCCCTGCGCAGGTAGCCGGGGTTCAGGGCTTCCTGCACGCTGTACAGGAACAGGTAGTCGGCGGCGGCGCGTGCGTAGAACAGGTTGGCAAATGGCGTGTGGTTGATGGCATAGCGGAAGGTGGCAGCGGCTGTATCGTCACCATCGCGCAGGCGGAACCACAGGTCGACGGCTCCCTCCACAGAACCAGCAGTTGGCCCAGCCAGGGAACCAATAACGCCGCCACCGAAGCGGTTGTTCTCGCCGAACAGAAAGTCACCATAGAGCCCCATGGCGCCGCCCTGTAGCATGGCGGCAACCCATGTTTTCGGGTCATCCGGTGAGCGCGGTTCGCGCCCCTTGAGCAAATCCTTGGTGGCCATGGCACCGTAACCGAACAGCGTTGACCACAGCATCAGCTGTGCGAAGCCAAGCTTCTCGCCATTGCCATTGCGCAGCGCCTGGATCAGGTCAGCACCAGGGAGAGAACCGATCCCGCTCGGGGTGTAGCCCCTGCCGTACAACTCGCGTCCGACCGACTTCTGCAGGATGGCAATCGGGAATGCCTTGAACTGGCCGACAAAGCGCGCAAGCTCGCCCCAAAACGTGCCAGGCTTTGTTTCGCGACGCATGATTCCCCGCGTCCTGGCGTCCGGCTCGATCACCGCATAGCTGGCCCGGTCGGTGATGTAGCTGCGCAACTGGCCGCGTAGTTCCTCACGCAACTCGGCAATGGCAGTGTCGTTGACGGTGCGGCCCTGGCTTTTCAGGTAGTCACCCAGGCTGGCGGCTGGAATGTCGTCGATACCCTGGGTGGTCATGTATTCACGGCCATCAGCAAGCCTGGATGGCGTGCTGCGCAGCAGATCCCAGCGGCCGGCGTCGATGTCGAACAGCTCCAGCACGCGGCGCAGATCAGGACTGATGGTGTCCCATGCACGCCCACGGTTGTACGCCAGGTTGTGGCTCATCATCAGCGCGGCAGTGGAGCGCATGGTATCCGTCCACCACTGCAGGCCGTTCAGCTTGAAGAAGGTGTTCTGCGCCCTACTCATCTTGCCGCCCAGCGTGTCGTCGGCGCTGAACCGGCTGACCACCTCGCCGCGCACGTTATCGAAGAAAACGCCCAGGCTGGAGAGGATTTCGCGCTGCTCGGCACCCTTGCGGCCCTGCAGCAGGCCATGAATCATTCCGCCCATAGAACTGAGCATGCTCTGGCCCTGATAGCGCAGTTCGCTGGCCGCCACCGGTAGATCGGTGATGGACGAAATAACGGCACCGCCCAGCTTGGCCATGGACTGAACGGCGCGAACATTGGCTGCAACACGCGCTGCTGTGTGGTTGACGGCCATTCGCGACGATCCATCGACCTCGGCCATGTAATTGCCCATGCGCCCCTTCACGGCATCCTTGAATGCCTTGTGCTTTACCGGATCACTGCTCAGGTCGCGATCGAGGTCACTCAGCACCTGCTGCCAGTTCGACTCTGGGTTGGTACCCAAGCGCCGCATCAACCCGGTGTTGCTTCCGGCCATGTCCAGGCCACCCAGGAACGCCTCGCGCAGAGAGCCGGCCCCATACACCTGGTTGTACTGGTTCCAGGCCACGCCATCCTTGAAATGCAATACGCGTTCGGCGCTGACCTTCTTGGCCAGGTTACGCGGGCCTTTGAATCCGGTTGGCTCGGGCGCGTTGGTTTTCAGGTGAACGCCTGACACCAGTCCGTTGTATGCATTGAGCAGGAAGGCGTCGCGGTCGTCGATACCGTCGAAGGTTCGTTCATCGAGCTTGGGCAGAATCTCGTCGCGCCATTGAGCGAAGCCGGCACGCTGCAGCTTGTGCGGGTCATGGCTTTGGCGCACAACGTAGCCCGGAAGCTTTCGGATAAAGGCGCCGGCCTTGTTTGCGTCGATACGGCTGGCTTCCTGATACTTCTGCATGATGCGGGCGATGGCCGCACCCTGCTCGCTGATGCCATCCAGCGGGCGATCCATGCCCAGGCGCCATAGCGCGTCGGCGATCTCGGCATCGTTGTCGCCACGGGTCAGGAACGGCAGCAGCTCGGCGCGCTCGATATCGTTCAGGAATCCTGCGGTGTATGCCTGGCTCAGTTGCTTCTGCTCGGCGGCAACCGAACGGCGGGCACCGGCGCGGGCGACGTTGGTACCGACCAGAAACGACTCAAGGCCAAGGTCTGGTCGATCCGCCCAGGTGTTGCGGATGTAGCCGACCAGCTCAGCCCGGCGACGGGCGTTGATCAGCGCGTTGCGCTTCTCGATCACCGCGGCCAACTTCAACTGGTTGCCCAGCTCGTCAGCAGCGCGTAGGGCGGCATCTTCCAGGCTCAGCATGCCGTTGGTGGCCTGCAGTTGCTTGATGCGTAGGTCGATGTCTTCGAAAACCTCGGTCAGCTCTTCCAGGGTCAGTTCGCGGCCGGCTGCCTTGGCGGCGGCCTGTACGGCATTGATGCAGGGATTGCTCATCGTGTCCTCAACTGGCAGACAGCAGCAGCACGGAATGCGGCGGCATAGGTATTGGCGTCGGCTTCGAACTGGTCGGCTTCGCGGGTGAATGGGGTGATGTCGATATCGGCCTGTGCGGCGACCTCATCGGTCAGTGCCTGTTCGTCTGCCAGTTGGCGTTCGGCGGCCTGCAGCTCTGTCTCATTGGTGAAGCGCAGCGCTTCATCGGCCTGCAAGCTGGCGGCCTGGCCATCAACATCAGTGCGCGGCTGCGGAGGCTGTTTCAGGCGCTCCAGCGCATCGGTACGGCGTAGCGGGTCGCTCAGGTCTAGGATGGCTTCGACATCCACTTCACGCCCAGTAACAGCTTGGGCAACAGCAGAGCGCAGAGCGGATTGACGGATGTACCACGGGGCGGCATCTGCAACGGCACGCGCGGACGGACGAATGTCGAAGCCACTGGCAATCTCGTCAGCCCGTCCAGTAACGCGAGGGGCGAACTGTTCCGGCAGCTCGCCACGGTTCAGGGCGGCGAGTTCGCCGCGGGCAATCTCGGCCTGGCGGTTACCCTCCAGTGCATCGTCGATATCACCACGGCGGGCGGTTAGTTCCTGGCGCTGGGTGGCAATGCTTTCGCGGGCGGCGGACTCAGCCTGCTTGCGGCTCATTCCCTGCTGCTGGTACTGCTTGGCCAATGGGCGGTATTCGTCATCGAGCGATGCCAGCCGGCGATCAATGGCGGAAACCTCTTCGCGCAGGTCAGCGACGTTGGCCAGGCGCCCTTCTGCGACCTGCTCCAGTTCCTGGCGGATGGTCGGCGCCAGCTCTTCGTAGGCCTGGCGCTGGGCATTCAGTGCGATCTGCTGGCGGTCACCGGCAATGCCGGCCTCAAGCGATTCGCGCAGTGCAACCATAGGGTCATCGTCGCCCGTCTCAAGTGCCCTGGACAACGGAGAACGGCGAGCCGTGACGCCGGGTGCAGACTCTGCTGCGACCTGCGACACGGTGTCGATCAGCATGCTGCCGCGCCTGGCGTCGGAGATCAGTCCGCCAACACCGTGCAGTCCACCGCCCAGCACGCCACCGAAAGCGATATTCAGCAGCGTGTCGGATAGGCCGGTTGCGTATCCGAGAAACGGCTGACCAGATACCCC